GGTTGTTAGCGAATTGATCTCTAGTAATAGCACCATCTAAGAACATACTTAAGCCTCTGCTTTCTATAAGAACAATAGCCATTTTATCTTGGTTTTCTGGACTATACAAACTACCAGAGTTTAAGCCGGCTCTTATGTACAAAGGACTGCCGGGTCCTACTGTTTTATCGTTGTTGTATCCGCGTAAAGTATCTTCTATAATTTGATACCTACCAACTGCTTCTGAAAGCTGGAATCTATCGATGCTTTCTTGCCAGTCAAGAATTTCCTGCATAGTCATCTCAGTAATTGGTTTAGCTGGATAACGAGAGTTAGAAATTAATCCAGATATGTCGTCGTAGCCTTCTGATTCTTTATTACCAATAAAATCAAGTAACGGAGTTATAGCAGTTTGTGTTACTGCAGAAATATCCGTAATCGTTGAAATACCACCGGTGTTGCCATTACTACCATGATCTCTTGATGAAAAGCCTGTGCTACCTCTAGAACCTTGGTTTTCAGCGGGGAATATAGAAAGGCTTTTAATAACTGGTTCTGGCGCTGCACATGATCCAGCTTCAAACGCTAACTCAGGAAGAGGTGAGCCCGGAACAAACGGTAAAGTAGGTGTACCAATCAAAGCAACTTTTGCAAGCACTGCTATAGATCCAGGAATTGGAGGTCTAACAGGAAGCGGGGTAGCAAGGTTAACAGATGAAGCCGCGCCACCAACATTAATAGTTGGAGAACTCATACTTGTTAAAGCACCACCGCCAATTGCAACTTCGATAGTACCACTAATATCTGTTGTTCCTGAACTTGAAATTAAAGTAGCTGTAGAAGCGTGGGCTGACCATGTATTGGCAAGTTGATTGATTGCAAAAGCCGATATATTCATTTCAGCAATAGATTGGATATTAACTTGTGTGTTACCTCTGAGGTGTAACTTATCAGTAGCATCTACCATTACCTTTTCGGCTTTAATAGAAATAGCACCGTATTTTGGTGGAACACCAACAAGACCACCAGCTGAGATATTTAATTCTTTACCAGCCTTAATAGACATAGTACCGACGTTAGCTTCGACCTTGACGTCTGCTCCACGAACTTGTACTTGCTCTGCGGCATTGATTGTTGATTGTCCACCAACTGAAAGATGATGATCGCCGTGAACTAATGTTTGTAAATTACCTTCGATTTCTTCAACCTTATCACCTTTAACATACACATAACTATTACCTAAAATTGTAACAGTACTCATACCACCTACAACAACGTGTTGTTTTCTGTCCATAATATCGTACTTGTCTGAGACAGACTTTGTAGTCGTAGTACCTCGGTTATCTATTTGAATAAACGACCCAGACTTGTGGTGAATCATAATTCTTTCAGAACCTGGAGTGTCGTCTAATTCAATACTATGATTTTTAGTTGCGATAACTCTGTTCTTTGGATACTGCGCGTTATAGGCTGACGCTGGCTCATCCCAAGATTCTTCAGTTCCGGCAATCGGTACATCAACTGTTCGACCCATTTCTTGCTGCAACACATATGTTTCTTCTATATATTCGCCACGAGCTAGACGATCATTTTGCGGTTGACCTCTATCTTCAGGAGCAGAGCCGTGTGCATCAACAACACCGTCAACAGCTGGTATTGTTCCCCATCCGTCTTTGTTAGGATTTAATTCATTCTGAAATTGAGTTGGAATAAGACCAAGAACCATAGGTTGTTGTGCATCTCTGCCATCAAGAAACATACCATAAACCCATGAGTTTATTTTTGGAACAACGTTTGCGTCGTAACCGCCTTGAGCAACAATAGCCCAAGGAAGCATGTCAGTAGATATTTGATCTTTTGTTCCGTGAATACCAAAGGCCCGAACCTTAATACGTCCTTCTAATCTTTTGTCACCATTATCTTCAACAGCACCTATAAAGAATAAAGGATTTCTAATTCCTACACCATGTTCAAACATTATCTAGCTCCTGCAATAGGTATATCAGTAGTAACAGTATTGTTCTTTGTTCTACCACTCCAATCAAATTTAACAAGTCTAAAGGCAGTTGTTAAAGTACCTTCGTCCATAGTGTGAACTGTTTGTTGTATCATATATCTTCCAGACAGTGTTCTGTTATCTTCAACGTTAGCAGCAACGCCATCCATATTTTTAATAGATAAGTTTATAAGCATTCCAGGTCTAAGATCTAATCGACCTTTCATAACAGCCATTAAAGAAGTAGCGTTTAAATGATGAAAATACGAAACTCTGTTATGTGTAATTTCAGATAAGTGTTGATCTGGTAATAATTCGCCCGGCGCGTCGCCTGGACTACCATAGTGTTTAAACACCATAAATCTTCTAGCATTAGCAGCTGTAAACGTAGAATCCCTATACTCTTTGGTATGAGGATTATCTTCGAATGTGCGAGGCTTACCAGACATATCAATATATTTAGCGTCGTCGTAATTAAACTTACTAATATCAACCTTTCTTTTAATAAAATCAATCTCTAGAACTTCATTGGTGTAAGCACCAGAGTTAATATCTCCAGATGAATCAACACCCTTAGATAAAATATGTAGCTCATCTATTCTTTCAACCTGCGCTTCTACATTCTGTGGAGTTAAATCTACAACAGGCGCATAAAACATGTCTAGTATTCTAGATGTATTATTATTTGCTTTCTTAATGAAATATTCGTCTGTACAAAAATAATAGCTCTCGAGAGTTTCAAAGAATCTAAACGTTTGCGAAGGAGAAGCTGGGTTGTATGCTCGAGCTGCTACGAAGAACATTGATTCTGAAGCAGATAAATCTGGAATGATAAGCTTGGTTTTATTTATTGTGTTCATGATAACGATGTTTCTGTCAGGCTCGTTATTAGCTTGTTGCGAATCACCAGATTTAATAATAGAATAACTTACGCCCTGATAAGGTAAAGATTTATTTTCGTCGTGAGGGTCTACAGTTGTGCCTGGTTTTACTTTAGCATAATTATTAGTGAATAGACTTTTAGCCATAGCATCTGGCGTCATTTGAGCAAAAGATGTAATAACTTTTCTAGTACTAGCGTTGAATGATGCTAGTGAAACAAAATGCAACTTATATGTTAGGCCACTGTTGTTTGCTAAAATGTGGATATCAGTAACCTTGTGGATAACTGCAGCTATTTTAACTTCAGTTTCTAGGTCCATTCCTTTGATCCAAAAGTATAATGTTTCTTCACCTCTAATAGGCATACTTTCTAATATGCTTGAAGTATCGAGTACATTAATACTCCCGCTATAAGCAACAGCATCCATAGACTGTGTAATCTCAAAACCATAAATGTAGTTCCCAGATATATCTCGACGCGACAAGCCGTCAAAAGAAATAATCTCAGCTTTGAGTACTTCTACTGCAGTGGGGTTAAATTCGGCCATTAGCTATTTCTTATTTTTCTTGCAAATTCGTTTGAGATAATAGGTAAGTACCCTCTATCTACTAAGAATATTTCTTTTTTGTTTTCGTTTGCAGCTTCTTCTTCGTCGTAAACTTTCCATTCTCTCCACTCAGAAGGAATAATACGTTTAACAATGATCTTACGACCTTGTTCTGTTCGTAGTACGATACGGTTTTCTTTTCTAAGATAAATCGTTTGGAATGATTCTGGTGCTAACTTAACAATATCTACAGCCATCTATTAAACCTCTTTATAATAATAGATGATATTATCACCATTATCTTCTTTTGTCCATTCAACAACTTCTTCGCCAACACGGCCGGATACTGAGCCATATTTATCTATAAGATAGTTATTAAAATCTAGCTCTGCCATTGGCCATTGATGATAAGGATCGATAATATTATTTGACATCATTACTAGCCATGTATAATCAGTAGATCCATAATACGATTTTGCAATGTCTTCTGGTCTTTGGCCTTCTGTAACAGTGTAAGGTAAGTAAACCATAGGATTAGAAGCTACAACAGAAGTAAACGAATTCCTACGGGTAATGTCTTTTACTTTCTGTCCTTCATATACTATTGTTGGGAAGTTCTCGAAATATTTCATTACGCGGTCCTTACATTCGGATTAGGCTCAACATAATTAAGAGCAAGTTCTTCTGTCTCTTGCGAGTTCATTGGCTGTAAAGAAACTGCACCATAGTCATTAGCAGTTTCAATTTGTAGTTCTTGAAGTGTTATTTGAATGTTAACTCCAGCTGGTCGTCCACCTTTCATTACTGCTAAGGTACCACCGGCACCATAATCAACAGTTACAGATTTCA